ATATACGGCCCATTCTTTGCGAAATACACTGTATACCAGGAACCAACCGAGCAACTAACGGTGGCCGAAGTATACCTCAATGTAGCAGGGGCAGCACCTGCCGTGCGTTTTTCGATGAAAAAAGATCCGTCTACCGTACCCCAAAGTGGCCCATACCCGTTGAAATTGGCGTCCGAGATAGCAACGCGGTTGTAATTAGCCCCAGATTGATAAGTCCGGTTCCAGTAAAATAACAGCTCGTAGTTAGCGGCCGATTGCGAAAAGAGTTTATAGCCACCGTGGGGGTCTCCGTAGGTGCTCTTCTTGAGGCACTTGTGGCCATCAGTATGCTGATACGCTGAAATCACACCGTAGCCGTACTGAAGCCAATCGGAAATATCCAGGTCTTCGAAGTCGTCATACAAAACGACTGTCGGGAATGCCATCACGAAGCCGCAAATGGCGTCTGCATCGCCCACCTTCCACGGCGGCGTCCTCAGCGTACCCTGCACCTCATCCGCTACACCGCACGTCTCCGCCCCGTAGTGGAATTTGTGCAGCAAGGCCGTCTCGTTGAGTTTCTTCTTTTGCTGCGCTTTCCAGAGCGCCTGGAGCCAGTCTGCTATGCCCAAAAGCCTGCCGCCGTACTCCACGCGCCAAGTCCACAGGGTGTCCGTGGCCGGAGTAATGGTCACCTTCTGCACCAAAAACGTCCCGGTAATTCCCCGGTCGGGCAGGTTGATGGCGACTAGCTGGCCCGGCGACCAGCCGCTTATCTCAGTCTCGAAACTCCCCTTCACCCGCGGATTGGCGTGCTCCCGCAGGTCGGCGTTCCCGGCAGCCTCGGCAGCGTCTATGGTGGTGAGGCTATCGTCTACGATGACGTGCTCATAGACGCCATCCCCGCCCTGTACTGCGGCTATGGCCTGTTGCGAAGCGATGTCTTCGACCATCGTTATAACGTCTATGTCGTAGCGGTAGGTGAAGCTAAGCGTGGTGCCAGCTGCCGGCGTAGCAGTTTGCGCCGAGGCCCGGACATACTTTTCCTGATAGTTCATCAGGAAGTCATAGTCCGCTTCCTCGTGGACGTTTTCGATGCCGACAGTTTTCGCTACCCCACCCACGGTGAGGCTGAGGCTGTGCGGCTTATGCGGCAGCCACCAGGAGCGGGCCGTGCCGTCGGCGTTCACGCTGTATGTCCAGGGGTCGGAGAGCATAGAACCGCCCCGGACGTAGACGCGGTTCCTCAGCCCCTGGGTGTCGATGTCATGGCGGAGGCGCCGGAAGGAGCCGCCTACCTCAAGGGACATAGGCGCGGGCTGGTTCTGCGCTTTGGGGTCGAAGAACCAGATGTCTTTGTCGTAGTCGGCCATCCAGTCCCATCCGCAGTAGTCGGCCAGTTCCTTCAGGCATTCGGAAGGACGCTTGTAGTCAAAGATGATCTCCTCCACCACGGGAGCATTGGCCTGGACGTGGTTCGTGGTGAAGCCCGCGCCGTATTTGGCGATGATGTCTTTAACGATCAAGTCAGCGGCCTGGTTGGAGTAGGTTTCCACCACCAGCTTCCTGTCAAGCTGGTAGGTGTAATCCTGGCAGGAGCACTCGTAAATCTTTACCCCTGTCGGCTCGGCCTGGACGAGTTTCACCTGGTCGATAATGCCGGCGAATAGTTTGGTCGTGCCGTCGTAAACGATAACCTCCTGCCCCTCGGTCGGCTGCACGTCCTGGATGCGGAAGGTGCAGGTGTCCACGGCCTGGGTCAGGACCTGCTCGATAGAAAAGCCGTCCAGAAGGACGGCCGCCGTGCGGTCAACGCCTGCTATGAGAATTTGCCGCGCCATTTAGAGCCTCACCCCCCGGCGGGCCAGTTCCCGCAGGAGCTGGTCGGCCTGGTCGCTGGTGGAGCCGCCGGAAACGGTGATATGGAACGTGTTTACGGTGGTCGTGGTAGTCGTAGCGTAAGACACCGCCCCGGCAGGGACAAGACCGCCCGGAGCAAAGACGCCGGCCATCGCACCAGCAGCCCGCTCCAGCATAGGTAAACTACCCCTTATACCCTCAGTCAAACTACCTACCAGCGCAGGACCCCATTCCATGATTTTACGCAGTGGTCCATGTTTAGCCGGAGAATGCGGCATATATGAATCAACTATGGCAGCCATATCTTCCATCGCCTTACGGAGACGTTCAAACTGTGATTCTATGCCGCCGATGAAGTTGGTCATCAGGCTGATGCCGTACCCGGTGGCCTTGTCAACAAGGTCCTGGTACTGCTTGTGGATGCGCTTGATCTCTTCCTCGGTGTTCTTGCGAATTTCGGCATTCTTCTTTTCCCACTCTGCCCGGTAAGCCTCAAGCTGTTCTGCCGCCTGTACCCGGAGCTCCTGAATCTTTTGCAGTGTCTCAATGCGCTGCTGCTCAAGCTGCGATTGCGCCTCAACGCGGGCCAGGGTACTCTTTTCTCTCCAGAGAGAGACGTATTGAGCCAGCTGGTCATTCGTCAGGGAGTTTAATGCCGCGATCTCCGGCCCCGCCTTCGGCCCCATCTCTTTTAGTTCAGCAATTAGTCCCTGGTCAACGCCACGAGCAGCTAAAGACTGGATGTTTGCGCTCCAGTCTTTGAAGGCCGTTACTTGATCACCTAAGTTTCTAAGCAATTCATCGCCAGACACCTTCTTGTTTGCAACGGCATCGAATAACCCGACAAAGTCCCGTAGGCTTTTTGCCCGACTTGCGACAGATTTATTATACTCATCTGTCAGCCGTTGCTCGTCTGCAATTAATTTGCTGTTGACTTCCTCAACCTTGCGTTGATATTCCTCAGCAGCAGCGGTCAGGTCTTCCCGGTACTTCTTCTCTACCGCAGTTACCTCGTCCGCTAGTTCGCGCAGCTGATTGGCCTGTTCTTTGGTGGCTTGGGCAGTGTCGTAAAGCTGTTTTTCCAGTTCCGCCTGGGCCTTTTTCTCCTGCTCAAGCCGGAGGGCCAGCTTTAGGGTTTCCTCGCTGTTGGCACCCTTTACCCTCACACTCTCCCGGTAGCCCTGGTTTACTGCTGCCACGATCTGCTGTTGCACATCAAGTTCTTTATTCAGCCAAGTGATCTTGTCGGCCAGGGCCTGGGTCTGGTTGCCGTGACGCCCGGCGGCAATAGCAGCGATCTCCTGCTGGGCCTGGATGATTTGGAGGCGGGTGCTCAGTACATCGGCTGTTTGTTCCCATGCGGCGCGGGTGTCTTCGGCAGCCTTTTTAGCTTTCTCACCAGCACTGGCAAGCGCGCTTCCAGCGTCTGCTCCGGCTAAACCAAACTTGGACAGGTCAACATCCAGGCCAGTATTCTTGATTCCTTTCGCTGCTTTTTCGATTCCTTCTGCTTCCTTACGGAAGTCACCCATTCCTTTTGGGGCAACCCAGGATGAAAAGGCGCCTTTTACATTGGCAAAGGCCATGTTTAGCTGTTTGCTTGTTTCGGCGGCCTTCGCTTGCAAATCCTGCAGGTTTACTTTTACATCGTCTACCTTGTTTGCCACTGTCGTCCGGAGTTTCTCAAAGCCCGTCTCAAACCCGGGAGCGATTTCGCCTATCAATCCCACCACGGGAGATAATGCGTTCATGATACCCTGTAGTAGGGTCCATATTTTTTCCTTAAGTTGGTTGAAAGCAATAGTAACACTAGTAACCACGCTGTTGAATATAGCTACTATTGCGGCTCCTACTGCGTGGGTTTTCTGTTGAATACCGCCCCAGTTGGTTGTCCAGGCTTTGTAAAGCCCATAAGCAGCGGCGGCTACAACGCCGACAGCTACGGATATAGCCAGCAGAATCGGGTTGGCTGCGGTGAGGGCTACCAGCGCGGCCCTGGCAGCTGTGATGGCTTTCGTTACAATCTGAAAACCAGCCGCAATACTGGGGAGTATTCCGACTAATATTAAAAGCGGGCCGCCAATTAGTGCAAGCCCGGCGGCGAAAGCCGCTACGGTGGCAACAACCTTCTTTATGTGCGGGTCCAGGCTGTTAAACGACTTAACCAGGCTGCTGATAAAGTCTGCAACCTTGCGAACCGTGGGAGCCAAAGTATCACCGATAGAAACGGCGGCGGCATACAGTGATGCCTTCAGCTGACTAAGGCTTCCGGCAAGGTTGTCTTTCATGGCCTTTGCTGCTCTCTCGGAGGCACCCGTGCTGTTTTCGAGTTGATTGGTATAGTCCTGGATTACCGCCGGTCCTTGGCGGATAAGTGCCAGCATACCGGATACAGATTCGGTGCTGAATATGGTTGATAATACCTGCGCCTTCTGTGTGTCGGTCAGTCCCTGCATTTTCGTTTGCAACTGGCCGATAATGTCGGCCAGCGGGAGCATCTTGCCCTGGCTATCGGTAATAGCTACGCCCAGCTGTTCTAATACCGCTCTAGCTTCTCTGGGCGGGTCGACCAGCCGCAGGAGCGACGCCCGCAGGGTAGTGCCGGCCTGTTCGCCCTTGATTCCCTGGTTGCCCATGACGGCGATGGCGGCAGATAGTTCTTCAAATCTGATTCCGACGGCAGCTGCCACCGGACCGGCATATTTCAGGGAGTATTGTAAATCCTGCAGGCCGATGGCAGATATGTTGGCTGCCTGGGCAAGCACATCTGACACATGGCCGGCCTGTTCAGCCGACATCTTGAAAACTTGGAGCTGACTTGCCACCAGTTCTGTGGCCAGGCCCAGGTCCTCACCTGCTGCGGCGGCAGCATTCATGACAGCCGGCAGTATGGTCACCATCTGTTTGGCATTGTAGCCGCTTGCGGCTAACTGTTGCATGGCTGTACTGGCCTGGTCAGCGCTGAACCCCATCGTTGGGCCTATCTCCAAAGCGGCCTGACGCAACTTCTGCATTTCTTCTGTCGTTGCGTCCGAAAGCACCTGCACCTTGGCCATCTGTGCCCCGAAGTCGGCAGATTTAGCCACTGCCACACCTAAACCGGCTGCCATGCCTGCACCGGCTGCGGTTATCGCCATGCCTGCGGACTGCATCTGGTCGAAGGCGGAGCCAAGATTATTCCTTGCCTCTTCAGTAGCTCTTTGCCATTCGTCACGCAATCTGCCGACGGCGGTTGTTTGCTTGGTTATCTCGTCATTGGCCCTATCAATCTCATTCCTGATGTTCGCTTCCGCTGCTTTTGCATTCGCCAGGGAAGTAGCCAGGCGGGTTGCTTCTTTGGAGTTTTCTCCTTTGATCTGGACGGCCTTTTGGTATCTTTCGGTCAGGGACTGCACTATCTGCTGCTGGACTCCTAGTTGGCTATTCAATGCCTCGGATTTAACTCTGAGCTTGTCTGTTTCGGATGCGTTCAGGCCCAACTCGGCGGTGGCCTGCTTAAATTGGGCCTGAATAAGCTTCATTTGGGCCTGCAATTGCCCGCTGGTCGCCTTTACGCCGTCACTCAGTGACTTGCCGGCCAACTCACCGGCTTGTTTCATCTGCTCGGCAGCCTGTTTGGAGGCGGCTTTCATGTCCGCCGCAACCTGGGCAAAACCCTCTTTAAACCGGTTTTTTATCCCAAAATCTGCCCATATCTGCCCAATGGAAGGCATAAAGCCACCTCCTTACTTGCCCAAACGGTTCAATGTCCTTTGTAAAACCTTTTCAACGGCTTCTAGTGCTTCCTGCTGTTTTTCGTCAACCGCCGGTCTAAGCCACGGGCGGGCGGCCATCTTCGAGGTGCCGTACTCAAGGAACAATCCGTAGAAAGCCTTTTTTTGGGGGCCTATACGAACCACCACTTCATTTTCATCTTTCTCCACGGTTTCGATGGTAATACTGTCCCTCAGTGTTCCGGTGCGTACCGGGACATTGTCTTTTGCCGTATCACGGATGACCCTTGCCCCGGCTTTGGCTGCCGTCTCCAGGTCGGCGACTATGTCGAAACTTATCTGATTCAGACGTACCAAAACTTTCTCTATTCCTTCCATTGCCGCCGCCTCCCATCGGTGGTAATATGTACAAAAACGGAGGTGATTTGGTTGGTTGCCTGTCCACGTTGCGGATCTGACAACATAGAAAGAACCGGCGGCATAGGCACAACAACGGTGGCACTTTTCGGCGCGTCAGGTATCGCTTTATTAATTGGCCTGTTTTTCTGGCCTCTGCTCATTGTAGCCGGGTTACTGTTCCTGTTTACCGTCGTCATGATGGTGCTCGGCATTCTCGGCAAAGCCGCGTCCCTTACCAACCAGAAGTCAAAAGAGCACTGGCAAAAGGCCAACTGGCAGTGGCGGTGCAAGAAGTGTGGGCATATATTTACCCACGTCCTCGAATCACCGCCAGTTAAATAGCCTTCTGCCAGCCAAACCTACCTCTTCCGTGCAGCCTCCTCTTGTTTTAGTTGAAAATATGCCATCCATTGCGTTATTTCCTTTGATGTCAACTTAGAAAGCAATTCATTAACGGTGCACCCCAACGTTTCTGCTAGAAAAAAGTAGAAGCGTTCTTCGGGGTGCTTCTTTAACCGTTTTTTGCTTCTTTAACTGCGTTCGCGGAAAGGCCAGACAGCCGCATCGCCACCTGCGCTATGCGCTCCAGCGCCGCGCCGGACTTGTCGGCCAGGGCGTCCCGGTCGGCGGGCTTGAATACCTGCTCCCCGGTCTCCGGATCGTAGACGCTGTAGATCACAAGTTCGGGATAGATGCGCTCCAGGTCTACATTCCCGTTCGCGTCCACGGCGTTCTGGAGCAGCCGCGCCCGCTGGCGACCGGTGAGGCCGCGGACCAGGAGCTTGACGCCCCACTCCGGCACATCGACAACCTCATCCTGGATGTCTTTAGCCGCAAGGATCTTATCACGCAGCAACATAGATAAGCTCACCGTCCACTTCTAAATTTAAATCTTCCTCAACCAGCGCGTTGGCAGCCGTCTTCACGCTGTCGGCCTTCAGCCGGGCGTAGCCTTCGTACCGCGTCCCTGCCGTGGCGTCAATGTAGAGCACCACAACCAGCGGATTAGTGATCTGGCTCAAGAAGAACCCGTCCATCCACCACCGCCCCAGCTTGACCGTGGCGCTCCGCTGGCCAACAACCTTGACTTCCCAGGTATCGCCAAATTTAGTGGCATCAATGATCTTGGCGTCGGCATCCAAGGTCCATTCCTTTGCTTCGCCAAGCTGGGAGATCGGCAAGTAGGCGCCGTCTACGCGGATCAGCGTGCCGACAGCTTGGGCCACGGCAAAGATGATCTTGCCGCCGACGTGCTGGACCGTGTACTCAGAGGCCGGTACAGTTGTCCATGTTACGCCGCTGTCTGTGCTCCGCTCGACCACCACCGCCACGGCCTTGTCCCAGTAGCGCTTCGCCGCGTCGGAGATGGTGTAAATCTTGTAATCCGCGTCCGGATTCGCGGCCACGTCGGTGAAAGCCACGGAAGGCAGAGAGGCAACGTAGATCGCCGCCCCAATGCCGGTTTTAACAGCCATTTATCTCACCTACTTGTCTACGGCGTAGCCGGTAATTTGAATAGTTAGACTCTCGGCAGTCGTAGCACTGGCATTTGATCCGGAGATGACAATGCTCGTATCCACCGTGAGCAAATCGCCGAATACCGCCGCGCAGTCAAAGGTCGCCGTCTGGCCCGTCGCATTGCCGTCAAAGGTCAGGTTGGTCACGGTCACATCCGCGCCCTTGGTGATGTTCACCTGCTTGACGTAGTAACGCTTGCCGATAGGGACGCTAATGGTAGCCGAACCGGTACCGCTGATGGGAATGGACACCGTGGCAGAAGTGTTGACCGGGGTTTTATACACGGGCCGGGTGGCGAGTGAGCCGTCCGGGTTGACCGCCACGGCATCCACGCCGTCGGTCAGTTTGGTTTTAACCGCGCCGGCCGCGCTGTCGTAAATAGCCGCCAGAACATCGGCGCGGTTGATGATAGTATTGTCCTCTTTGATAAGCCTGCCGCTCGATGCGGCAAACTCTTTGATGTCAGCCAACTAAACCACCACCTTACGCATAAGTCAAAGCGCCAGTGCCTTCAAAAGTGAAGTCAACCTCCACCAAACCGCCTACCGCCGCCTTGGTGCTGATCGCTTTCACCAGCGCCGTGCCGCTGTAGTAGTTTGTGGCGTTGGTGTAAAGCTTCAGCGTTACGGTGGTGCCGCCCAGCAGCGCATCCTGGAGGGCCTTCTGCCCGGTGGTGTCGCTCATATCCCACCTACCCGACGCCTTTCCGGACCAGGATTTCAGCCCTGCAATCTTAGATTCCCAAGTGTCGCCAAACTTGGTCGTCTCAAGCAACTTCACGTCCACGTCGAGGCTCCAGTTGTCAATCTCCGCAACGGTAGCGGTGCCGACCATGACCTTGCCATTGTAGCCAACGTTTACCGCCATTTTTTGATTCCTCCTTGCTTAATAGTGGTAAATCATCACATCCACCGACAGGTGGTAAATGCCGGTATCCGGTTCGTAAATGTCCTGCTCGTTTGCCACGTTTACGTCTAACACCTGGACGCCGCCGCTTCCGCCCATCAACCCGCTGTAGTCCTGGAGCGCGGCTTTCACCTGCTCGGCCACGTCTTTAACTGAGGCGTAGCTCGTACCCCAGCAGGATATTTGGAAGCGGGCCCGGGCAACTCTCGGCGTCGGGCTACTCATCGCCCGCTCTCCTACGCGGCTGATCTTTTGATACGTGATCGCCGGCAGGGTCGGGTTCTGCGGCAGGACAAGCGGATAGATACGTGTCCCAATCAAAGCAGAAAGGCCCGCGTGGGCCTTCAGGTGTGCGAATAATGCTTCTTCAATCAGCATCAGACCACCTCCCGGCAGAGCAGTTCAAGCGTACGCCTCCGGCCTTCGCGGTCAAGGACGGCCTGGATGTCAAACGTCCGGGAACCCTCCACCGCCCGCATTGTCGGCTTTACGTCCGCACGGTAGCGGATGGTGATCCGGTGGTCGGCCTGGGCAACGGTCTGTTGGCTGTCGAAAAATTCGCGGCCCGAGAGTGCTTCGATGTTGGCCCAAACCGTGGCTAAAGCGGCCCAGGTTTCCACGGTTGCGCCGTAGGTGTCCTGAGTAACGGTTTTCTGCTGGATCGTCACCCGGTGGCGAAGATCACCGGCTCTCATTCCAGTACACCCTTTCCCTTTCCACCAAGGCTGCTACCCCAAACGGCAGGCGCTCCAGCTTCTCTGCGGTAGTTTCCTCCCGATGCTCGTACAGATGGCTGACCAAAAGTAAGATGGCCTGTTTAATCTTCTGCGGCACGTCCGTAGCAGCAAGCCCATAGCCTGCCGTGTACTCAATGCGGATAGGGTTTAGTGGGTGCAGGGCGTCACCGGGCCACGATGCGCCATAGGCCAGGACAATCCGCCCGGGGACTGATTCCGTGTCGGCCAGATAGTCGGTAAACTGGTGCTCAGCGCCGGCCGTGTCCTTGTAAGTAACCGATACCACCGAAAGCACTTTACCACCCGGCAGGCTGATCTCGTTGCCCTGAGGCCAGCGGTCGCGAACGTAAACGAGAGTCTGTTGGATAAGAGCCCTGTCCAGCCAGTCCTCTATTCTCTCTCTGGCCGCTGTAATAAGGGCCGGGATATAGGCGTCATCATCGGCGCTGTCAACCCGCAGGTGAGTTTTGGCGGTTATCAGGTCGATAGGTTCAACGCTAGGCAGCGTCTTTACCCACCAGGCCATTTACTTCACCCGCTTTCGCTTCTCGGGCGGCTCCAGGGTTTGCGTCTCGACCTTTGGACCAACTTCCACCGGGGCAGCGAGGCCGGATTTGATCCAGGTCTTGGCCTGCTCTTCCGGCATATCCACGATTTCCCCAGGAGCGTAGCTCCAGGTCGCCGACGCGATGCTGGTCAAAACCCTGACTTTCATGAGATCACCTCAATTAACAGGGGCGGGAGATAATCCCGCCCCCCAATCAGTTTACGTTGCGCTGTTCTGGTAGTAGGCAATCGGGTGCATACCGGCGTCTACCAGGCGGCCATCCGCACGGAACCAGGCCAGGAAGCCGACCTGGCCACTCTCGATGTACTTATCGGTGATGCGGAACAGGGTCACGTCCATGACATCGCGGATGTAATAGTTGGCGAAGTCGCCGAACAGGATGGACTTGGCGCTGGCGGCCATCTGTGCTACATCGTTGTTGATTGTGTATGGATAGCCGTTGATCGTGTCCGGTTCCTTGACAGCAATACCCGGCTGCCAAAGCGGCCGGCCCATGCCGTCCTTCAGCTTCTTCAGCGCCTTAACAGTGGTGTCGTGCATCATGTACTCGGCATTCGCACGATATGCGGCGTCAACAGCAAACTCCAGGTCCACCAGGTCATCGTAAGTCACCGAGGTGGTCTGCCCGGCAGCCCCGGTCTTACCGAGCACAGCATCGGTCACCACGCCGCGCGGTTTGTTGGTGCCATCGCCGATCGTGAAGTGCAGGTTGGAGATGCGGCCGATGCGTTCGCCAAGCTTGCGGGCGATGAAGGCTTCCAGGTCAACAGCGGTATCCTGGAGCAGTTCGAAGGGCACCAGGACGGATTTGGAGCTGTACTTGTAGGCCTTCAGAATAACCTGCCCAAAGGTGAGGTCCTGGGCGGTAGCCGGCGTGTTTTCGGCCACGATCTCACCTACGTTGGCAGTGTCGTTGGCCGTGGGGATCGCCAGGTCATTGCCGCTGGTGGTATTAAGCACGGTAACCCGAGCCTGGCGCATACCGCTGAAGGCCTTCATGGCGTCCACGATCTGAGCCCGGAAACCCTGGGGAACGGTATATCCGCCGGCGGTACCGGTGATGGCGCTCAAGGCTCGCCCCTCGGGAGTTACCCGGCCCCTCACGAGTATCTGCCGCTGCTCCGGCGTCAGGGCCTCCACGCCGCCCCGCGCCCAGGCCGCAAAAGCATCCCGGTACTCGGGGGTAGCGATGACGGG